TGGTTGCCACGAGGAATCCAGTAGTAGTCTCCCGGTAGGAAGGGTACAGGACCATCGTGTAGACCATCCACACAAATCTCGATCTCACCAAGTACCTGTACCAAGAAGACATCCATCTTATCTGCATGTCTTGGATAACTGTCGCTGTTAGGACCGAAACCCGTAAAGGCAATGTTGGTGATCTTGTTGCCATGAAGCGCAAATACTTCTTGCATAGCTGCTTCAATGTCTTTGGCAAATTGTGGAGCAGACCCTCTGGTGTGAAACGAGTTCAAACCAATGCGCATCTTGCTCGTATTAGTGTCAAGCAGGTCTTGGGGGTGTGTGTCCAGCATATCCATGTGGATGTCCCAGTTGTACCCGTTCAACAGTTCTTGAGGTATCTTACCGTGGTATGGGATCTTCTCTGCGATCTTCTCCACGTTATCCTCGAATATGTCTTGCATGTTCATTGCTGATCTTCTCTTTCTTTGACTATCTTCCAAGAGTAGTAGAAGGTGATGCCACCAAACACCATGGGGCACATAAAGACTGCAAGCAAACCCAATTCACCCAGATTCATTTACTTGTTACCAATATTGTACTTAGGACAGAGTTCCCAGTTTTCCTTGTCCTTATAACCAATGATCTTAATTTGGCGCATAGGTGCACAGTCTAGTGCAACCTCTTTGTTCTGGATCTCAACGAGACCCCAGTCCTGTAGGAGAGTTGCGATTGTATTGCGACGTTGTACGTCTGCCTCTTCTAAGTTGGACTTCTTACCGTCCAACATGAAAAGTTCTTTGAAGTGAACGATAAAGTACCTCCCCTGCTTGTGTAGGATATGACACGACTGATAGAGTTTATTGTCACGTCGAGACGCAATACCAATACGGGTAAGTGTCTCCTTCACCTTGAGGAAATCGTCCGGTTCGGACAGAGTTACCTCTAACATTAGGTTAGAGTTCCATTCAACTAATTTATTTTCTTCCACCTTTCTGCACCTTGTTCTTAATCTTGGTTAGTGTGTCTGGCGAGAGTAGTGGTAGAACTTGACGTGCCTTGTCATTGCTATATCCATAATACTCTTTCACCGCTTCAATGTCATTTACAGTTTCGGGTTTGACCCATTTAGAAAAGCGTTTACGCTTCCTCACTGTATTTAGCAAAAAATGATATTGCAACTTACCGTCGAGATGATGATACTTATTCATCTCATTGGCAAGCAGAACGGTGTCATTAAAGTATGACAAGGAACGATTCACCATGAAAGAATTGTAGTCCTTCTCGTTATCCACGATTAGGTCTTTCTTGGTGATATTGATACTGTTTACAAATTCAAAAGGGTTCATAATTTATCCCATAGTATACCACAGTCAGTGAGAAAATTCAACCCTGCTGTACCTTTCGGATATTCATCTGACCACACTACTCTGGTGATCCCCGACTGATAAATCAACTTAGCACAGTCAAGACAGGGTTGCATGGTAATATATATGGTTGATCCTTCACACGATTCGTTGCTACGTGCTACCTTGGCAATAGCATTAGTCTCTGCGTGTAAGACTTCAGGTTTAGTGCGCAACTCTGTACGAGGCATACGATCAGTTATGTAATCTGTATACTCTTCTTCACAGTTGTTGTCCCAACCTGCTGGCATACCATTATACCCAATAGACTGGATACGATTATCCTTGACAATGACGCATCCGACTTTGGCACGTTTAGCACTCGACAGTTGTGCATATACATGTGCGGCTTGCATGTGAGCATGGTCCCACTTAGACATCATCTTCACCTTTAACGATGATCCACACCGTACCTATGACCAGCACTCCAATGATTAATAAAAATTCTGCTGGCATCACTTCACCTCCACCTGTGCCATGATCTCAGTCATACAGGCAACGAGGTTCAGTTCGTGGTCTGCGACGAAAGCATTCTTGTATTGATAGTCCGCAAGGATCAGCACGAGTTGCGGTATTGATTGTGGTTGGACACGTTCGTACATAACATCATAGATGCCACGAAACACTGCCGCAGGTTCTACGTCCATGTTGTTCACGACCCAAGACCGCATCTTCTTGAAGTCCTTGTCCTTTAGTGCTTTGAACAGGACACTGTAGTTATCATTTACGTCTGTAATGATAGCAGTAGTTTCCAACTGACCAGAGATTGAGTGACGTTGCAACTCATTGAGTACACGTCGCCAGTCTGGTGCATGACGCATGATCAACTGAGCAAGAGTATCCTTGTTATGGACAACACCTTCACCCTCAAGAATATTAATTGCACGAATGAAGAAATCCTCACATAACTTAGCAAGAACCTTCTTACTGAAGTTGAACTCGTAGTTGGAACAACGAGAGTGTAGAGGTTCGATTACCTTGTTCTTGAAATTACAAGTCAGGATGAATCGACAGTTCTTAGAGAACTCCTCGATGAACCCACGGAGAGCAGGTTGCGTTGATTGAGGGTTGAGGTAGTCTGCCTCATCTAGGATGACTACCTTATAACCACCACTCAGAGAGATGGAAGATGCAAACTGTTTGATCTTACCACGTAGCGTATCGATGTTTCCCTCTTCGGAACCATTGATGATAATGTAGTCGAGTCCAAGTTCGTCACAGATGGCACGAGCAATAGTGGTCTTGCCAGTGCCAGCAGTGCCACTAAACAGCATGTTCGGTATCTCACCACCATCAACAATCTTCTGGAACGTATCCTTCAGTTCCTTGGGAAGGATAGTATCAGATACCTTGCGGGGACGATACTTCTCGACCCATAAAAATTCTTCTTGCATAACAACTCCATAATATAAAGGGACAAAACCACTGTAGCAGATTTACAGTGGTATGTCAACGGTTTCATAAGGTGACTGTGTAGAACCACCTCCGGTCAACTCAGAAAGTACGTTCATTGGGCAAGACACTCCGTAAGGATCGTCCGGACAGTTATCCGATACACCTTCCTCTTCGAACCATCGCTCAATGGACATATCTTGAACTACGTATGCGTATCGCCACGAACGCTTACCGAATCCAAGGTTAGACTTGTCTACCAGCATACCCAGTCCACGTGCCAAGTCACCATTACCATCTGGCAACATCTTGACCTTTTCGATACCCAGCATCTTTGCCCACTGGAACATAGCAAACGAATCGTTGACCGATGTACACCACACCTCATCAAAACCCATGCCAATGAAATTGTCGTACAACTCTTCGTACTTGGGCAACTGCTCGTTAGTACAGGTGGGTGTGAATGCTCCCGGTAGACCGAACAGCAAAATCTTCTTGCCACCGAAGAGTTCGCTGGTCATACGACGAACCCACTGAAAGTCTCCGTTCTCATCACGTTCCCGCATGTGATGAACCACATCCGGTACATAATTTTTAAACATCTTTTATCTCCTCAATACGAATGACGGTAGACTTGATTACATCCTCATGCCTACCGTCTTCCGTCACTATTACAAAACGATCACTAGAAGAATTGTTAAGTGGTTTGGGCATGGTACCCACAACCTCTAACTGCTTATCCTTCTTCCAGTGTTTATACACTACACGGATCAATCGTCACCCTGCAGTTGTTCTACCAATTGAATTACCTCAATTGCTTGGTCACGTAATTGACCAATAGTGGAGAGTTCTTCACCTTTGAACCCACCACGTTGAACTACAGTGTCAATCACTGCTACCGTTGAACGTGCGACACGATTACCCAGATCTTGGAGAACTGCGTTACGTTCGTCTTGTGCGTTTGCTTCTGCCATCATTATGCTCCGTATGTTGATGATTTTTCAAGTGCGATAAAGTATTCAATCGCTGATTGCTTGGACCGGAAGTTAGAAATCAGTTTGGACGAAATGCCCACCTCGAAATCCTCGTTCACGATTTTCAGGTTGTTCACATTCAGAACGAACTTGAAGTCCACTCCTTCTTGGAACTCTCCCTCCACCAGAGAGAAGAAACTATTTGATGTAGCATCGTCGTTGTCCACTACGGTCAACTTCACACTGCCACCGTCAGGAGTGATGGTGATAGTGTCGTGACCAAGGACAGATGCCGCACGTTTGATTCTGCTCAAGGTGTCAGTATCTAGTGTAAACTTAACTTCCGGTTCTGGCATCACCACGTCCTTGCTAGGCGCAGACAACATGTCAATGTCAGAGAAGAAGTAGCGGTTGCCACGTAAACCCGTGGAGTCAGAGACCACCACGTAGTTATCCTCGAAGCGCAGGGTCGGGTTCTCAACCAGACTCAACACATTCAAGAATTCGTTCAAGTCGTAGATACCAAACTCTTGAGGCACAGACTCATCCAGAGTTGCCTTTGCGAGAATGTTCTTTGCGACTGAGATGGTCTTCAGATCATTGCCTTCTCGAAACACAATGTTCGAGTTGATATTGGCAAAGTTCTTCAATACCGATAGGGTACGATCAGATAGTTCCATGATTTATTCCTTTCAAAGTTTCTACTATAATAACAAATGTTAGGGTAGTTGTCAAGCTGCTTTTAGTCTGGAGAAGTTTTTCTCTTTGACGAATTCCAACTTACGCTGGAACTGTGCGTCCTCCAGTTCAGACTTGTGTGAGATAACAAATACATTAGTCTCTTCCCCTAGACTATACAGGATCTTCATAAGGTTGTCAACCCCGTCGTCGTCTAGCGATGAGTCAAATGTTTCGTCAAGGATCAGCAGGTTTGTTGCTACTGAGTTCTTCATCTTAGCAATCTGTCGCCACGTGAATAGCAGAGACAGGTCGATGCGTTGCTTCTCACCTTCAGAGAATGAGTCATAAGAGAAGTTGTCACGGAATCGTGAGCGGATAGTCTCGTTGAAACTCTCATCCAGATCGAAGTGGACGAAGAAGTCTAGGATCTGCAAGTACTGGTTGGTCAACTGGTTGATGACCGGAATGTACTGCTTGATGATCTTGGTCTTGATACCAGAGTCTTTCAGCAACTCACTACTGACTTGATGGTACGAGTACTGCTCGTGTAGACCATACTTCTCATCTTGTTTTGATTCTAACTCTGTGTTGAGTACTTCTAGTTCTTGATTTGCTTCTGCGAACTGAGAGTTAGTGTCGGACATGTCATCGATCTCTGATCGGATTCGGTCAATGTCACGCTGGAGTCTGGAGATGGTTGACTGGTTGGACTGGACTGCATTCTGTAGACTTCTCGCTGTCTCGTAAGACGCTGTAAGTTTGCTCTGTGTCGCATCATATTTTTCCATCTCCTCCTTGGATTTAGTGATTGCTTCGTTCAGATCCTTGGCACGTGCATATGCCTCAGACTTTTTACTTTCACGCAGATCGTCTGCGATGCCCTGATCGCATGTCGGGCAGTGCTCATTCTCCTCGAAGAATTTTGCTTCCTTGACTACTGCTTTAATCTGTGACTTGAATGTAGACTGGAACTCAATGACCTTCTGCTTCTTGCTGTTGAGGTCTTCCAGTTTCTTAGATACGTCTGCCAACTCATCGTTAGCACTAGACATGTGCTCCTGATTGTATTTATTCAATTCATCTATTTCATCACGCAGTGCGGAGATTGCCTCTTCTTTCTCCTTACGGTGTGCGGTGTTTAGGGCAGAGAGTTCACGTAGGTGCTTCTTCTGTGCGTTGATCTTGGTCTTGATCAGTTCAATGCCGTGAGTATTGTTAGTGATGTCTGCCTTGAGCAACGACATCTTTTCCTTGAGCAGACCGTTCATCTTAGAGAAGATGTTGATGTCGAGCAGATCTTCGATCACCTCTCGACGTGCTCCAGACGCAAGCTGCATGAACGGAACGAAAGAACTTGATCCCAGAACAACAATCTGGTGGAATGACTTGTGCGTCAACTTGAGGATATTCTTCTCAAGCATCTGCTGGTACTCCTTGGCATGGGAACTCTGGTTCAGCATATTACCGCCTACCCAGATCTCAAACTTGTTAGGTTTGATGCCACGGACTACCTTGTACTTCTGTGACCCTACAGAGAACTCTACCTCAACCAGTGTACCCTTATTGTTGATCGAGTTAACCAACTGAGGTTTCGAGATCTTACGATGTGGTTTACCAAACAAAGCAAACGACAGTGCGTCTAACATAGTAGACTTACCAGCACCGTTATGCCCGACTACCAGAGTAGTCGAAGCAGACTCGAAGTCGATGTCAGTGAAGTTGTTCCCCGACGACAAGAAGTTCTTGTATCGAAGTTTCTCAAATTTAATCAAGGTTGCCTTCCTCGTCTATACCACACCAGTTGCAATGACTGCCCTTTTCGGTGTGCGTACCTCCATTATGTTTACAGTTATGATACCAGAACCCGTCTGGACTGTCAACCTTTTTATTGAAGATGCGATCCCAGTTGTCAAAGAATTTTTCCTGATCAACCTTACGAGGTTTATCGCCTTTGCCTCCGTGCCAACTACTCATACCACCTCCATGGTTTGTGCCTCAGTCATGAGGTGAGAGATCTCTCTCTTGATTCTGTCCTTGTCTAAGTCTGTATTCACATTGTCGATATAGTCATACACCAACGTCTCTGTATCATCAACAGTGATACCATCGTCCCCGACGTTCTCGCCAAGGAAGTCCTTGAAGTCTTCTGCGATCTTCAGTTCATGGATCTTCTGTTGCTGTACACGATCCACGAATCGTTCGAACTGATATGCGTCACCTTTGTTGACCACGATCAGCTTGACGAACTTGTTGTCAAGGTAGCGCATGTCCTTGAACTTGAACTCACCGACATTCTCGTGATCGTAGTAGATCTTCTCATAGATGGTGATTGGATTCTCGACAGCAGTCAGTTCTCTTGTTTCAGTATCAAGAACGTGGAAGTACTTGGTGTCGTTGCAGTCGTTCCAGAAGAACTCCATCTGTGACCCAAGGTAGTGTATATTTCCCTGCGACGACTTGGTATGAAAGTGTCCGGACAATACCATCTCGAACTTCTCGAAGTGCTTGGTGGACATACCATCCTTACATACCTGTCCACGTGCCATCTCGAACCCAGACAGTTCTAGGTGAGCACCGACAATAGATGCCTTACACGTCTCAAGAAACTCAAGTGTTGCTTCCTCGTTCTCAGGGTTGATCCAAGGCACTAAAGCAACATCTAAGTTGCCATACCTCATCACTGTAGGTTCCATGACGACATTGACTTCGTTCATGTAGTGACCCTGCAGTTCCTTGAGTGCATTCAAGTCGTTGGTGTTCTTGTAGTACACGTCGTGGTTACCCGGTATGATATCCATGGTAATACCATAGTCACGCAACTTCTCCAGAAAGATCTTCCGGTTGTGACTCAGTGCCTTGAAGTTCACCGTCTTGCGGTTGTCGTAGTAGTCACCCAGATGTAGAATCTGTGTGATGTTGTTCTCTAGCAGATATGGGAAGAACACGTCTGTATAGAAACGCTCTTGGTATCCCATGAAAATGTCAGATGAGTTGCGACACCCGCAGTGGGTGTCATTCAGAATCGCTATCTTCATACTAATCCATAAACTTACCGTGCTCTACCAGATGGTGAAGTCGGTGTGTAAAAATTGTCCACAATAATTTAATCAAAGAATCCTGCGTATATGTACCAGATTCACATTTATATACCCACATTATATCAATACCTATATGTTATGTCAAGTGAAAAGTTGGAACTTCCATCATTGCAGTAGGCAACTCACCATCCCATTCCATCTGTTTAAGTTTGCGATTGATTGGCACACACCAATCCCACGTCAAGGTCTTAGGTGCGGTAATACTCTCAGTACAAATCACCTGCAAGTAAGTAGGTGGAGTCGATAGACCGTCAGGTTTCTTAAAGACTCTCAAGAATTTTTCCTCTCCGAGTTTTTTGAGTTTTAGGTATTGCACAGTATCTTCACCTATCAGCAAACTGTTATCGTAGTCTACAAAATGAGCACATCTACGTGACATAAAAACCATACGAGTCATGTATTCGTTTTTATCACTATAGTTGTTCATGTACTGGTGAAACATATACCGCTCTTTTGCCTGTCTCCGCAGTTCTTCTTCGCCTTCAATCTTGCCCTGAAACTTGAGGTACTCATACAACTCTTCTTCGGTCATATGACAAACACCGTCAATGTTTTTATCGTAGGGGTAGTGTGCTCTCCATTCTTTCGGAAAATCTTTCTCAAGCATATCGAATAGCAATGTGCCTGATACTTTCATAACGGCAACCTGCTTGTACAAAACCAAAAGGTCGGGTGGATTATCGTGCTCTGCTAACAGTTGATAGTACTCAACTCCTGTAGGTGTGACAATATCACCACTATCAATAAACATAGCATAGTCATCATCACTCTCAAGGAAGACATCTATCATAGAGTTCTTCCCTGTGGCAGGAGTGCCATCGGACTCAGTGACCACATAAGGCACTTCATACAAATCGCAAACCTGTATGAGTTCCTGTTCGACCTCCTTGTCGAGAGTGTTGATGACAATTTGTGTCTTATCTTTGGGAAGTCCTATCAAACTCTGTTTGAATCTGGCAGGAGCATAAGACACCAGCACATAGAATCGCATTAGATTAAGAAGTCAGATAGGTCCGAGTCTACGTTGACAGCACGTCGCTTACGTTGCTTCTTCTCTTCCGTTGCATACTCCTTGAAGTGGTAGTCTGCCTCTTTGACAGAATCGATACGGACACGTAATTGCTCTACGAACGGTTGACTATGGTTGTAGTCTCCGTACCCACCCTCAGTGTTCTCCTCCACAAACTCAGCAAGGTCTGCTTCAGCAATGTACTTCATCTTGATGTCTTGTTGCTTCTTCTCCTTCTGGATCCTACGTAGGAATGCGTACCACGAGATCTGTGTGAAGTATGCGAATGCGTTAGGTTTTCCCGAACGAGTAGCTGCTTCGATGTCATAGTTCTCGATTGCCTTGAGGCAGTTCTCCACCGCATCCATAACCATCTCTTCACGATAGGTGTAGCGAACGAAGTTAGACTTGTGTGACAACCCTTCGGCAATTTTCAGGAAGCATGTAGCAATATAGTCAGTGACCATAGGCGAACTGCCCCCTGCTTTCTTTGCCGCTTGTGCACTCTCGCAATACTCAAGTACAGCAAGAGAGAACTCACGATTGTTTACATAGTGCGGTTTTTCTTTTGGTTTGGTTGTCATTACAAATCTCCTAGTATTTCAGTAATTATACGACATCTACTCCGATCTGTCAAGTCCTTCACACACTCGTTTGCGTAGATCACTGGAAGAGAATCGATGACTACGTTCATTGAAGTAGTATTCGATGCCACGCTTACGTCCAATGTCCTTACCCGTGAAGTCTTTATCACGATACTCATCACCTAGAATCTGTACGTCTAGATTGTAGAGCGACAGAATATCCTCAAGATCTGCTTCGGTCTCGTAGGGTATGATTTCATCTACATAACTAACTGCTCGTAGTTGAGTGTACCGTTCCACAAGAGTCTGAACAGGTTTGTTCTTGGTATCGGGTCGGTCAATCGTTGGGTCTGTCTGTAGACCTACAATCAAATAATCACACTGATCTTTGGCATGGCGCAACATCTGTACGTGCCCTGCGTGTAATAGATCAAAGGTCGAACAGGTAAAACCAACTTTCATAAAAAATCCTTGACATATCTAAGAAGTCATGATATAATAAACTTGCCGTTGCGGGGAAGATTGAATACTAGTGTAGTATGGGTTTAAATTCTATTACATTATTAGTCGAACTGTCCGACCCACCAAATGTTT